AATATAAATGGATTTGATATTATCCTTACCGTGACCCATCACTTTTTTAAATAATTCAAATTCACTGTTTATTTCTACAATTCTTTTACCATGAGTGAAACTATCAAAAAATTGCAAAAATTCCATATCATTATTTGTTTGAAAAATATTCTCTTCATAATTTTGGTCAATATAACTTAAAAAGTTTTTATACTGTTCTGGAACAAATACCTTTTCATCATTGTACTTAAAATTGTACATCATATTGATATATTTAAAATTTAATCCATCATAGTGAATTTTTTGATATATATCACTATCAGATGAAACAATCAATACTGATTTGCCTTTTTCATTTGATTTTTGTGTAACAAAAGAAATCAAATCATCACCTTCCATATCATTTACTTGACATAATTCTACTGTTTTTTTATTTGAAACAAAATCTTTTAGTTTTCTATATTCATCATAAACGAATTTCCAATCAATCAAATCATCCTTTTTTCTAGTACCTTTAAGTTCTGGAAAATATTCTTTTCGCCAGTTCGTAGAACTATCTGAAATAAAAAATGTTTTATTGAAATTAAATAATCTGGACAATACATTAAAGTCCCTTTCTAATGTGTTGTATAAATCAGAATAAAGGATTTTATTCTTAAATAAAATTTGTATATTCTTCTGTAACAGAAAGTTACCATCAATTACAAGTGATAAATTTACCATGCATAAACTTTTTTCTTAATATACGAATATATAAGAAAAAAGTTTTAAAAATACATCATTAATTAATCAAAAAGTGGACAATCATCATCAGAAAGAATCCATTCTAATTTCAATCGTCTTTCTTCATTAATCATGTAAGGGAGGATATCTTCATAATCTTTCACCATCCATGAATTTTTACAAACAATATTACCATCAACTTCCATTGGATATAATTTATTATCCGGTACTTTGTAAGAAAGTACACCATTCTTTGAAGTTTTTGATGTCATTTCACTGCAACAAAAAATAGATCCGATGGGATATTCTTCTCGAATACTATGTGAACAAGATACGTTACTGGTTACATCCATATTTTCACCACGTAATTTTTGTCCACCCAAAACACGGACACGGATTTTCTTATCCTTTTTCCTGTTACCATCAGTTTTTTCGTAACAAGTCTTAACATAAAAATAAGTACCATTCATAATTAGATATTTATATATTCAATACGAACTAAATCTACATAATTAATTACATCAATTTTTATTCCATCTTTATCAAGGAGTTGTAGAACACCATGTTCAAGGATGGGTGAAGAATTAATTATATGATGACATTCTATGACACCATGTACTAGAGTAAAAACTTTTAGTTGATTCATATTTAAGATTTATAAAACAAAATTACGAATTAGTATTGAAATAAAAAAATTAATATATAAATTAATGAAAACTTTTGAACAATTTGTAAATGATATAAATAAATTTTTATAAAAAATGAAAACCTTTGAACAATTTGTAAATCAAAAAGATGATGATCAAGAATATATTAAATGTTGTAAATCTGTAATTAAAATGATACGTGGGAAAGTCGATTTGGAAACCGTCAAATCATTCAAATATTTTAAATTACCAAATGTACCGAAAGAATATCAAAAATATCAAGAAGAAGTTAATTTCTTATTAAAATTAGGAAAGATAAATATTGGTGATAAAGTTCTAGATGTAAATCAAATGAAAAATATTTATTGTATAATAATTCCAAAAAAATATTGGTGGAAGGGAGAAAGACCATCTAGTGAAACAGAATCAGATCCAAGTGGAAAACTCATAAAAATTTCTGAATATAACATTGAAAATAATGACAATTATGCGTGGTTAGTTCACGAAATAGTACATAGTTTAATTAATATAAATAATATAAATAAAGGGGACGAGAAATTTTACAAAGATATAAAAGGTGATACTTATCCAAATAACTGTGATGAAAGATATACTTTTGGATATGAAATTATATATTTAAAATCAAAGGGAATGACTGATGATGAAATATTAGAACTTTTTAAAAAAGGATCTGAAAGTTATAATAGTGTTGATGGGGTAGATTTTTTTAAAAGACTTTTACAAGAAATAAATTAGATATTATTTTCTACCATAATTTGAAATGATTTTTTCATTGATGGACTATCATTTTCAATCCAAGTTTTTATTAATTTTATGCTTTCCAAATCTTTATCGATAAGTAATTTTTGAAGTAATAAAAATAATCTTTTGTTTCTTTCCTTTTCTCTCATTAAATCATGTATGTTACTTTATCAAATCTTGGAATTGTTTGTCCACTGATATTTACATCATATGAATAAAAAATAGTAATAGAATTTAATTTTTCTATTTTGACAGTATCACCACCATCTTCGGTAATTAGATTATCAGATTCATAATGTAAATCGATTCCGGGATATTCACCAATTACACTTTGTAAATCCATTTTTATTTGACTAATATCCAGATTATCTTCATTTAAATCATAACGACTTGAAAAATAATTATTAATTTGAATTCTTTTAAAATTTGCAATTTCATCTAACATTTTTAAAAAATTGTTTGTTGTATATATTAAAATAAATAGGTTTAGTTTATGGTATTCTCAATTTGTTTCATAATTGATATTAACAATTTATTTTTATTAATTGGTTTTGATAAAAAATCATCAGAACCCATTTTAAATGCCTTATCACGAAATTCAGTAGAAGCATAAGCAGATTGTATAATAATTTTTATATTATTTTTATATTTTTTTATTTCTTTTAATACATCGTATCCACTGATATTTTCTAATCCTAAATCTAACAAAACAATATCAATTTTATTTTTTTTAATAATATTTAAAACTGAATCTACACTTTCACCATAATCAGAAAAAATAATAGATTTAGTTGATCTCAAATAACCTTTTAATATTTTCTGAACATCTGAATTATCATCAACAATTAAAATTTTCTTATCCGATAAATCAATATCAATTGTATCATTTTGTTTTTTATTATTAACAAAAGATTCATTTTTTGAAACAAATGGGGCAATTAAATAAAATTCACTTCCTTTTCCAAATTCAGATTCAAATAATATATCACCAAAATCCATTAAATTGTTCAATGAATTAGATATTGCCAATCCTAAACCTGTTCCTTTTGTTTTTTTTCCGGGTTGATTAATTTGAAAAAACCTACTAAAAATAGAACTTTGGTCATCTTTACTAATCCCAATACCTGTATCTTTTACATATATTTTAAGTTTATTATCATTTAAAATTTTATATCCAAATTTTATATAACCCTTATTTGTAAATTTAATAGAATTATTCAATAAATTCATTAAAATTTGTTTTAATCTATATTTATCTGCTAATAAAAAAACATTATTATTCAAATCAATATCAATATTTAATTTCACTTTTGAATTTTTAATTTCTTTTAAATATTGTATATTTATTTCACTCAAAAATTTATTTAAATCTATTTCCGATTTTTGAATTTTTAATATATCAGAATCAATTTTTGAAATATCAATAATATCATCAACCAGATTTGTTAAAATTTCACCATTTTTAATTATTACATCCAAATTTTCTATTTTTTCCTCTTTAGATATATTGTTTTCTTTTAACAATTCAGAAAATCCAATTATACTGTTTATTGGTGTTCTTAAATCATGACTCATGTTAGATAAAAATGTCATTTTCATTTGATCTGATTTTTCTGCTCTTTCTTTTGCAATTAAAAGATCATTTTCTGCCTTTTTTCTCATTATAGTTACACCAATCATTTCACCAACACCCTCAAAAAATTCAATCATTTTATCAGTAAATACATTTTTTTTCACATCATTAAGTTGTAAAATTCCAATAATATTATCATTTCCCCTAATTGGAATAATTGCAATTGAAATAAATCCTTGATGGAGACATTTATTTCTTGGATGATATATTGAATCAAACTTTCCATTATTTGTCCACACACTCCCACCATTTGTAAATAATTTATTTATTTTTCCAGAAATAACTAAACCACAAGTACATTCTAAAAGAACAATACCATTTTTATCTTTACACAAATCACCATATTTATCTTTTGAAATGATACTATTTTCTGTAAAAATAAAATTATCAGAAAAACCACTTTGAACAAAATATGGAAAATCATCTCCGTTTTTTAATCGAATTCCAACAGCTGAAAAATTCATTTTTTGTTTTATCAAATTCATAACGCCAATAATAGTATCTTTTAAATTATTATCACTATTAAGAATACTCAATATTTCATTCGAAAGGATTCTAAATTTTTTCTCCTTTACATGTTCTGTGGTATCCCTAATATTACATTGAATTACCTTAGAATCATTCACTAAATATACATTACTAATAAATTCAACATTAATTTTTATACCATTATATGTTTCAAGTGGCATATCTTCATATCGAATATATTCTTTATTTTGTAATTCTAAAAAATTTTCTTTATTTGAAATTATATCTTTAAAAAAACCAATCTCCCAAATTGATTTTTCTAAAAAATTTTCTTTCGAATATCCAAGCATATCAATCAAAAATGGGTTCACATCTATTATTTTTCCGGTATCTGCATCTAGTATAAGAATCCCGTCTTTCGATGATTCAAACAAGCGACGATATTTATTTTCTGAAATATTCAATAATTCTTCGGACATTTTTAAATCGGTAATATCTTGTACCGTCCCCCTTAATATATCACCATCACGTATTGCTAATTCGTGAACATATCGAATATTACCATCGTGTTTAATAATTCTATGTATTACATCATGTAATTTGGTTTGTTCTGATAATTTTTCACTTTCTAAAACTTTTTCCATATCATCTGGGTGTACAAATTTGTGAAATAATTTTACATCTAATTTAAAATTATAATCCAAACCAAAAATATCATATATTATATTCGACCAGTATAATTCTTTCGTTTTTAAATTTGCTTCCCAATTACCAATTTTTGCGATTTTTTGAGCCTCTTCCAATCGTTCTCTATTATATTTTAACGTTTCTTCTATTAATATATAATTAGTAATATCAATCATTGTTCCCTCATTATAAATAACAGAACCGTCAAAATCTTTTATTTGTTGAATATCAATTGAAACCCATATTATTTGACCATTTCTTCTAATACCTTTTGTTATAAATTTTTCAACTTTTCCATATCTTTCCAAATTATTAATCAATTCATCCCTATCTTCTTTATTATAATAAAAATTTATACTTTTATGATTTTTCAATTCATCGACTTCATATCCTAATATTTTACCGAACGCTGAATTGACCGTTTTAAAAATCCCATCTTTAATTTGAAAAATTCCAACATTAATATTTTCGAAAATATTATAATAATTTTTTTCCAATAAAACAATATCCGTAATATCTGAAAAAATTGTTATAAAACCAATATCACCCCAAGGTGAAACTGATATATTAAAATGGTTTTTTGTTTTAGGATAATAAAATTGGAATTTTGATGATTTTTTATTAATTACAACATCTGAATATTCTTTTAAAGCAAGAACATCACCATATACAACACTAGACAATTTCCCTTTAACATCATCTTTGTTCAAATCCAATATGTCTTCATACGATTTATTAATATATAATATTAAATAATCAATTGGATTTTTGTTTTCATCGAATATTAATTCATATATTCCAACACCTTCTATCATATTTTCGAATAATTCAAAATAATATTCAATTTTTTTCATTCCATCTTTTTATTTTTTTGGGTTCACTCTTTAAATATATATAAAAATAAAAAACCAAAATGAATATAGTCGGAATTGATATAAGTATAAATAGTACCGGAATATCAATATATAAAAATAATGAAATTACACTTTTCAACTTTACCACAATGAAAAAAAATTATTGCTGGATTAAAAAAACATTAGAACATATCGATTTCGAATTTATCAATTATTCATATAGTGACGTTGAAAATTACTCCGAAAGAGAAATAATTAAACTTCGTGAATATGATAAAGTTTCAGATGTTATATTTAATAAAATTTATCAAAATATCGATAAAACACAAAAAACATACGTTGCGATTGAAGGATATAATTTTGGATTCAATCAACAAAGTAATAGTATAATTGATATTGTAACACTCAGCACTTTAATTCGAAAAAAATTACTCGATGGTATTCCAAATTTAGAACAAATATTTATTTGGTCACCTAAAACTATCAAATCAAAACTGTGTGAAAAGATCTACGGAACTACCACAATTGAAAAAATAAATAAAAAAGGTATTAAAAAAATTACAACCACTATAAATCAAAGTCCAGATGGTGTCACTGGTGGTAATTTTAGTAAACATGATATAATGAAAGCTATTATAGATTTAAATATCGATACTAAATTAACAAAATTCTTAGAAAAATATAAAGATGAATTATTAAAGATGAAAAATATTCCTTGTCCATTTAGTGATGTTTTAGATTCCATTTCGATATTGATTTTACTAAAAGATTTAATTTATCAGTAATATTTTGTTTTATCTTTTTGATGAGATAATTCAAACCATTTGTTTTTATGAATAACATCATTGGCACCACCATATTTTTTTTTAAATTCTTTTTTGCTTTTACATTCTAAAGCAGCTTCTTTACATTTTTCATATGTCCAATATCCTTTTGGTTTTATTATTTCAATCATATGATTACAAATATCTTTAAACCATTTATTTTTTAAAGCTTTATCATAAGCACTTGGATTTTTTAATTTAAAATCATTTCTAGTTTTACAACCCAAAGCAGCTTCTTTACATCTTTCATATGTCCAATAACCATTTGGCTTTTGTAAATTATTAATAAGATGATTCATTAGTTCGTACCATTTATGATCTAAAATAACACGATAAGCTGATGATGAATTTATTTTAAAATCTTTTTGAGTTTTATATTTTAAAGACTCGTCTTTACATTTTTCATATGTCCATTTTTTTATATTACCACCCAATCCACCACCTTTTATTTTATTTAAAATAATCCACCCATTTTTTCGATATATTTCAATATAATCATTTTCCAATTTTCCAATTATATCAATTGGTAAATAATCTGTTAATTGTTTACATAACCCGATGAATTTTTTTAAATGAATATAAACTGGATCTTTATTTATTGTTTCATGTTCACTAATTCTTTTATTGTAATTATAAGTAATACCAATATATGCTGAATGATCTTCAAATTCCCAGACATATACACATCTTTTATATAAACTTCCAAGTTTGAGCATGTGTGAACAAATTGAATCTAACCAACCCCTTTCATATGCTGCCGAATGTGCCGATGGTGAATTTATATCAAAATCTTTTTTAGTTTCATATTTTAAAGCTTCGTCTTGGCATTTTTCGTAGGTCCAATATCCACGTGATTTTATCTTTTTTGTATTAGGAAAAAATTTATCTAACCATTTATTTTTAAGACTCACATTATAAGCTGATGTGGAATTTATTCTAAATTTATTTCTGGTTTCATATTTTAAAGCTTCGTTTTGACATTTTTCGTAGGTCCAATATCCACGTGATTTTACCTTTTTTGTATTAGGAAAAAATTCATCCAACCATTTATTTTTAAGACTTACATTATATGCTAATGAAGAATTTATATTAAAATTTAATTTATTTTTATATTTTAAAGATTCACTTTTACATCGTTCGTATATCCAATAACCATATAATCTCACTCTCGTCATATTAGAACAAAAATCTTCCAACCAACCATTTCTTCGTGATGCATAATAAGCACTTTTTGAATTTTTTCTAAAATCACTTTCTTTAGTATATTTTAAAGATTCTTCTTTACATTTATTATAAGTCCAATATCGTTTAAACTTCATACAATTAATAAATTTTTTATTAAATCACTTTCTTTCATATTTTTATAAATAAGATATTCAATATATTTAGATTTATTTTCAAAATTATTTTCTAAAAATTCAAGCGACTTTGGACTTAGGCTTAAAACCATTTTTCTTTTTGTTGTTTCTTTTTTCATTTAAACTGTTTTTTATCTGTATATATTAAAGTTAAATGGTCATATTTTTTTATTTTGAAACAAAACTTAAATTCATTAATATATAAACATAAAAAATTGTTATGATAGGAAGGCCTAAAATAAAAAATAAAAAAAAATCAATATCACTTTCGATAAATATTGAACTTGATGAAATTTTTGAAAATTTTGTTAAAGATAAAAAAATAACAAAATCAGAATATGTTGAATATTTACTTCAAAAAGAAATGAATAAAAATATTTAATATATAATACTATGAACTTATATGATACATATAATAATATGTCTGATGTCTCTTTCGTACCCAAATATAATTGGGTGTTAAACGAAAAAAACATAATAAAGGAATCCCAAATGAAAAACGATTTGGTTCCCGGATTTCCTATAAATAAATTACTCAAATTCACACCACAAATGGATAGTAAATTGGAACCCTTACTTATAAAGGCAATAAAATACGGTATGGCATTAACAATTTCATACAGGGGTGATAAGGATAAATGGCGTGGGGGTCGTATTAGAACAATTTATCCGATGACATTAGGTATGAACCAAAATACCGGAAATAAATTATTAAGAACTTTTCATGTCGAAGGATGGTCGGTACATAAGAAAAAAGAGGTGAATGATGAGTGGAGATTGATGAAAACTGCAAACATCCTTAGTTTGATGTTTACTGGAAATTTTTATCGTATGCCTCCAAGTGGTTATCGACTCAATGACCGTGTAATGACCGAAAGATTGATATGTCAAGCCGATTTCAGTACAATTAGAAGAAATCAACAATCGTTAATTAACGAAGGAAAAATAGAACAAGTTGTTGAAAAACAAGATAAAAAACTTTTAGCACTTAATTCAAATAATTTATTAGATTTAAAAAAACCATTTGAGTGGTTTGATAAAAAAGATTTAGAAAAAATTGAAATAACCATTCTTAAATCAATTTTTTCTAAATCGGAAAATAATTATATTGCAATTAATGGTGTAAGAGGAATAAAAAATCACAGAGTAAAAGTATTTACAAAAGAAAGTGGTGGTTCTAGAGAATTGGGAAATTATATGGTTGTTAGATATTTGATTAAAAGTCCAAACAATCAAACGAATTTAGTAGAAACAAGTGTTCAAGCACAGGATCAAGTCGAAAGACCTTGTTTCATGGTAGATGGTAAATCAGAGTTTCCACTATTTACATTTGTTCCAAAATCAGGTGAAGGATATATTGAATAAACTTTTTTTATTTGAATATATAGAATAATATATGAAATTCACGGAATATTTAAGAGAAGTTTTAAACACTAAAACTTACAAATGGATTAAATCTGAATTTTTGTTTAGAAAAACAGCACATTTCAAAACAAAATCCAATAAAGATTATTATTTATGTATAGATGAAATATCATCAAATGTCTTTAATATACATTTTTATTATGAAAAAGACGGTTCGAAAATAATAAAATTGATAAATGATGAATCGGGTGATGTGTTTGAAATATTAGGTAATATTAAAAATGCAGTTTCTGATTTTATAAGTAATAATGAATATATAGAATTTATTGGTTTTTCATCTTTCGAAGATGAAAGACACGATCTATATTTGATGTTTTTAAAACACATATCATCAAAAAAATTCACTTCTTATTGGAAAAAAATTAGTAAAAATTATTATTATTTTGTATCATCAAGAGATGTTTCAAATATTATTACTAGAAAATATGAAGATGAATTTATAAAATATGACAAAAAGAATAAATATTATTAGAATAAACTTTTATTTAATACAAATAACTTTAAATGTTCTCTGAATGTATTCTTCTCCCGGTTCAGCATCTGTACCCCATTCGGTGATAGTTTTATCAAATTCACCCAATTCAATATCATCACTAAAATTTTTATCTATTTTTGGTAATTCGTCTAATGTATATCTACAAGAATCACCATGTCCAGTTAAATCCTTTAATACGAAAACTTTACTTTCATTTATAAATTCTTTATAAGTTTTCATTTCATCACACCATTTAAAATTTCAAGGAAATCATATTTTGTTGTTGGTTTACGAAATTTATATTCCACATTTTTCAATAAATCCAAATCATAATTCCATTCGTCTGCAGTAATCAATAAAATTTTTGTTTTGTATTTTTTCTTAATAATATTGAATAATTTTATTCCTGACATATCAGGCATAAATAAATCAATAATAACCAAATCATATTTATTATTTTGTAGTTTTCTTAAACAAGAATGTGGGTCACTAACAATATCAAATTCATATATCGAATCACCCAACCATCTTTTTAATAAGTATTGAAATTCTATATTATCATCTACAATTAATATTTTCATTTTCCATTGTGTTTATTTTTTTCTAATATTACAATTCTCACTTCATGGTCTTGAATAGAATCTTCATGTTCGTCTACTTTTTTATGTGCATCATCCACTTTTTCTTTTACATTAGTTAAATTTGTAGACATTGTGGTTTGGTACACTTCCAAATTTAAATTAATTTTATTCATAGTATCATTTAAGGTTTTTAATGAGTCGTTTGTTTTTTCCGACAATATCACACCTCTTTCTTCTCTAATATCGGTTTGATCCATCCACCTTTTAATAAAAAAACCGATTGTACCGATAAATAACATTATCAATGTACCTATAACAGTGAGAATTATTTCATCAGTAAGTATAGCTGTTAAAATCATTTAAATTACATTATTTTTTAGAATTTATTTATATTTAATGTTAATTTTATTTTGTAATTCCTTAGATGTATTCTTCAACATTTCAAGATTTAAATCTTCTATCATATCATCACGATCCCAATCTTGACCAAAATAATCAATCAATTTTTCATAATCATCATCAGATAATTTTTTGAATATTTTTATAATTTCTAGTGTTTCAACTGCAAAATCATATCCACCACCCCCGACTACATTTTCTGTAATATTTTCAAATGTTTTTAAATATTTCATATTTTTAGTTTTTTTTTGAAATTTAATTTCAATTATATATTCTTTTTTAAAATCGATTTTTTATTTATTGTTTTCAAATAATTTGAAGTTTTTTAAATATTTCATTATTCTTTTTCTTCTTTTTTGTTCACTTCTTCAAATCTCCAATTAAACCAAAAATAATTATTTTTTTCAATATAATAAGTTTGATTTTTTATTTTAATAGTAATATATGGATCATTATTTTCATCTTCATTATAACCCATAACTTCTACCATTTTCCCTTTATCTAAAAAAAGTAATCTACCCATATTATCCTTTATTCGATTATTTTCTTTTAAATTAACATAAAAACCGGGTTTTGGTTTAAACCAATTATACAATTTTTTATACAAGAAATTATTTAATTTTAAAAAATATTCTTTATCCATATATTGATTATTATTTAATAATTCTGGTGAAGTTAAAGCTGGTGGTTTAATCAAACCATTGAAATTTTTAAATACTCCAAAAAATTCTTGTTCGTTAAATTCAAAAGAAATATAAATATCTAATTTTAAATTTTGATTTTGAACCATCCTTAATATTTTCAATTTCTTGAAATATTCACTATCTTCTAAAAATCTATCATTTTTTCTATTGAAACGTGGATCATTAAATAAATTTTTACCAGCACCTTGTGCCATTTGCATCAATTTATTAGTTGTACCCTGACTTCTTGCATATTGGTCTTGATATGGACGATTATCATCAGAATATATTGATAATCCCGGATCACTGGCAAATCCGTAGCCAGCACCAAAAACATCGCTTCCCATTTTTCCACTATCTCCACCTAGAAATTGATTAAATTCTGAATTCTCAAAAATAGCAAATTTAGTGATCATTTAATATTTCAATTAATTTTTCTGTTAAATTTTCATTATATTTAATTCTATACAATTTAATATTGTTTTCTTGACAATATATATTCTTTATATTATCTAATTTTTCTCTGATTTTTAAATTTGAATTATTTTTTTCAAACCAAAATTTCTCGAAATGTTGTTTACCATCATATTCAATACAATAATTATATTTTGGTAAAAAGAAATCAAATGGTAATGGGTAAACATTTCTACATTTCTTGAATCTTTTTTCTCTTTCAAATATAATATTATTATCTATTAAAAAATTCATAATTTTATTTTCACCACTTGAATTTTTACAAATTTTACATCCATATCCTCTTAAATGTGAACAGGGTGTTTGCATAAAAATTCCATGTTTTTTACATATTATTTTTACTTTTTCACTAGAAATTTTATATTTTACTAATGAATAATCATACATATTGTTATGTAATTTTTCAGATCTATTTATAAAATCTTCTTTATTATCACATTTATTTTTTGCATAACATTTTAAACAAATTGACCCCCTTAAATGTGCATAAGGTTTTTGATTAAAAACACCATGTTCTTTACATATTATTTTAACATTATTTTCTCTATTTTTATAATCAACCAAAGAATAATCATATTTATCACCATGTATTAATTTTGCATTTTTAATAAAATTTTCAGTATCTTTTTTGTCACAATTTGAACATTTTATACAACCTCTACCATTTAGATGATTTTGAGCGTTTTGTTCAAAAACACCATGTTTTTTACATATTATTTTTACTTTATGTCTATTATTAATGTATTCTACAAGAGAATAATCAAATTTATCACCGTGTTTTTTAATACATTTTTTAATAAATTCTTCTTTATTGCTTGATATTTTTACATTTGAACATTTAAAACAACCTGCTTTTAAATGACATCTTGGTGTTTGTTCAAAAATTCCATGTATTGAACAAATAATTTTTATTTTATTATCACAACCAATATATTCAACCAAAGAATAATCATATTTGTTATTATGAATTTCTTTGGCCTTTTCAATAAATAAATTTGATTTATCATTCATCAAATTTATATATAAAAATTGTATTTTCGTTTTTTTATATATAACAAAAAAGAATTAGATAAAAATGTTTTTACTTAGAAATATTACATCATTTGGTGAATTTAAAAAAATGAATGAAGGTGTTGATATTGGTACTGAATTCAGTAATACAACAAAGTTAAAAGATTCATTGGTTGGTCAAGCGGTAAGTGGTATATTTGGTTTGATTAAAAATGGTATTGATGCGATTAGATTAGAATATTTCAAAAAAAAATTAGAAAATGAATATTTTGCAGGTGTTCTGAGATATTGTAAAACGAAAAATATTGACTTGAAAAATCCACAACCACCACCATTGGTATCCGGAAATACAGATTCAAATCCAGCACAAAATGAAATTGTCGAAATAAAAAATGATATTTTACTATTAAGATTTAATGTCACTGGTTGGAATACTTCTTTAAATGCTGTAACAATTGCTATTAATGGTGAAATTGGATCAATTCCAACTGGAACTACACTACATGATGATTTTGAATTAATAAGAGATAAATTAATACCTGATATTATAAACATAAATCAAAAATTTTTAGACTTAAATACTGGTAATACTACAACTTTAGATAGTAATTTGGATATTATAAAAAGTACTATAAGTGATATAAATACTTTAACTTTAAATTCAATTTCACCACCAGACCGATTAAAATATTTATTATCACAAGAAGAAAAGGATATTTTGGCTTTTTTGGTTACATCTTTAGAAGTAGTATATCCAGTTATAAGGAATAAGGTTCTCGTTGAAAATCATAATTTCGAAGATTACAATTTAATTAATGAAAAAATTAATAATGATAGTGGTGATGGAATTTGTTTTATTTTGGGTGATGAATTATCAGAAAAGGGAGTTAAAAATTTTTTGAAAGATCAGGGAGTGGATGAAATTATTGGTAAAAATGGTATAAAATTTAAACAACTGGCTTCAATTTTTGATGATAAAATGAAATCAGAAGCAACAAATTCGGTTAATAAAAATGCAATTTACAGAATAGCAGCCAGTGTTTCAAATATTATAACAGAAAAGAAAAGTAATAGTAAAAAAGGAACAACTAAAGGTGACCCCACTGGTTTCATGTCTTCTTGGCAAAAAAAGGTTTCAGATGTTAAAGGTGAATTTAGTAAATTTTTAAATGTCGATGAGATAGATCCTATTACTATGAAAGGTCTTACAGCTTTTACACAAAATCCCAAAAATACAGCTGATATAAATGTGGATTCTACAAAATTAAAAGAAATTAATAGAATTTATAAAATTATTTTATATGGTGGACCAAGTGGTATAGTAGATAGAGAATTCAGAAATTTTGGTGTTATTAGAATGATGAGAGGTACTACCGATTTTACTGGTCCACTTTTTGAATTAGAACCAACATTATGTGGTACATTCAGAGCTTATAAATATATTGGATCTTTGGATTTTGATAAAATGATTGTAAATTCAGATACGACACACAATTTAATCACAGATGATACAACAAAATCTTGGTTTTGGAAAAGTAATCATATTAATATAATACCATTTTTATTAAACAAACCAAAAAGTCCAACAACAAATAAAAATTTGGCTGGAATTTATTTCGTATTTAGTGGTACACCAAAGGGTACACCAGATGGTGAACCTAAAAAGTTTTTGGCTAAAATATTTTATGTATATATGAGTAATATGGATGCTATGATAGGAACACCAACATCAGTAGAAGTGTATTCTTTAGATAATACAAATAAATTAAATTTAATATCTAATCCAACTACAATAAAAATAGATGAAATAGTAGATAAATTCGAAGTGAGTGTTGGTAAAACTTTTGAAATTAATTCACCACTTAAAGATGGTTTTAATGACACTATAAAACATGTAACACCCGACCTTTTTAGTTTTGTACGTTTTAAAACCTAAAAAATATTAGAATAGTAAATTATGTTAAAATATGATGAATTTTTAAATGAAGTTGTAAATACAAATAAAAGATTAAATAATCAATCAAAGAAATTGTATAATCTACCAACAGGTGGAAAACCACCAGTAACTAGAAAACCACTAGTAACTACAACAGGTGGAAAACCACCAGTAACTAGAAAACCACCAGTAACTACAACAGGTGAAAAACCACCAGTAACTACAGGAGAAAAGGAGAAGGGTGAAACCACCAGAAGAAGTGGTAACAGGATAAAAAAGGAGAATGGGGTAAAACCACCAGAAGTAAATCCAGTAATACCACAAACCGTAAATGGTAAAGTTGTAAATGGAACAGAAATTGTTACTAAAATAAAAGAACTCATAACAAATTTAATAAATAAATTGAAACCAACACCAATTAAAACCCCAATTGTTCCACCAACGGAGGCATCAAAATAATCAAAAATTGAAATGATAACAAAATTTGAAAAATTTTTAAATGAAAGTGAAAGTGATGATATTAAAAAAAGATTATTACAAAGGATAGAGAATACATTCAAACAAGAAAGAGATAAACATGGTATAGAACATCCAATTAAAAAAGATATTAATATTGGTGTACCAAAAGAACCAAATCCTGAAAATTCTGAATATCCAGAACCAAAAATGAAACCAGAATTATCAGAGTATGGTGATAGTAGATTGGATCAAGTATTTAAAGCATTAATAAATTTATACAATAAAAAAGACATCGAAAATTATTTCAAAAATATAGAAAAATTGACACCATATGATACTGTGGATTCCCTCGTTTATTGGGGTATTAGGAAAATTCCTTTTCTTAAAAAATAAATTTTTTTATTCATTAAATTATTCTTATCTTTGTAATCTTATTCTTATACAATGGATGAAGATTTGAAAAAAAGGTTTTTAGCAAAAAAGATCGAAGATCTTTTAACTGATAATATACAGTTACTACCCACAATTATTTGTGAACGAGATGATCTGAAAATTACAGAAATGATAAGACGAAATATTTTTGTCGCGATAGAATATGGTGGACTTATTCCATTTACACGTGAACATATTAGACCACTTGTTAAAGAAAAATTGGAAACTAAAAAGAAAATGATCTTGGGAAATTTATATATCGATGTAAATATAAATTAATCATCCGATAATCGTCCGATTATGAAAACCAGATTTCGAAGATTTCTGGTTTTTTTATGCCCACTAATTATAACGATTCAAAATTTATATATATGAAAAAGAAATTACTAAATAATGAAAAATATTAAAACATTTGAAGAATTTATAGTTGAAGATGCTAATACAGCGATAAATCAAATTGGGAATGATGCCCAAAAAAAACAAGATATAAATTCCGATAGAAATAAAACTGAACAACAAAAAGATAAAGAA